CCAGAAAAAGAATGTTGAAAGACATACCTCTAACTGCAGATGCAGAGGTAGATGCTGCCAGTATTTTTGATCCATTTTCTAACTCCAGTGATCCACGGTTCCATACCAACACACCTTGTTGCATCCACTTTGGAAGATTTTCATACGCAGTCTGTAATCTTCCTAATAATTCTCTTGCAGTTGCAGCTTTGTTTGCTAGTATACCAATATTTACACTATCATTAAAAACTGCATAATGAAGTAGATAAGATACCACAGTTGTTGATTTACCTGTCTGACGAGGCATCTTACAAATATTAAAACGATTCTTATGAAATCTTTTAATTAATTTTTCTTGAAACTTATATGGTTTAAATGGTACAAGACCCTCATCAAGAGAAACGATCTTTACATACTTCTGTGCAAAATACACAGGATCATTTTTACACTTTAAAAACTCTTCAATTTGCTTTGCAGAAAATTGAATTGGTGTATTTGCTTTTTTTAAATTAGGATTACCAAGATAGACTTCACTCATGACAATTTACGTTTCTTGTCCAGCAAATAACATTGGTTTTGATGGATCTACTACTGATGGACTAAAGTACATTACTACTGCTGTTGGGTATGCCTTTTGTACCTCTGCAGTCATCTCTGCTTTTGTTGGTCTCTTGAATGATGCAATAAACATTTGAGTGGTAATTAATTTACCTCTCCAGTTAAGAACTATTGTATATGTTTTACCTCTCTCTTGAACACGAAGATAGGATTCATATGTAAATGTCTTACCTTTGATTTGTGATTGTCCTTCTGGATTTTTACCTTGTGGTTTAAACCTACCCAAATTTACTCCTTTTGTTTTGGGGCCAAGACCACCTTTTCTTGTTGCATGTAACGTAGCAGTTTTTTTCGTTTGTGTCAACACAGAGTCTTGACCATACTTTTTACCTAACTTCTTAACTTCTTTCTTGAACTTCCTCTTACCCATCTTACCCCGATCTATGGCAAAACTTTTCTCCTTTACTTTTCTGCTTTCCCCTGTCTTTTCATCTTTCTCATCATATGACCCTTTTAATTTAGTAGGCCCTCTACCAAATTTACCACGAATATCTTTTTGTAACTGTTGTGATCTTTTTTGATTTTCCTTTCTTGATAACCCACCACGATCAGCAGAGAGGGTTGCTATACCACCTTTATCTGACTTACTTTTAATTCTTGAAAGACTACTTTCATCAATCTCATAATGATCTTTTAATTCATCAGGAATAAACGCAGATACTTTTGCAGCATACTCTCTTCTCTGCAACATACGTCTTCCTCTTGCACCAGCATCCATTGCCTTCTGAGGTTTTCTTTCCTCTTTCTTTTTACCAACTGATGCTATGCTTTTTCTAAAATCTGAAAATGACTTCATTCTTCTTCTTTTTCCACCTTATTATTTAGAACTCCGTTCTTTAATAATTTTGAAAGTTCAGATGTTGACCCTACAAACAGTGCATTATTAACTGTTTTTGGTGAGTCTTTTTCTTCTTTCTTTAATTCTTTCATCTTTGTTTGAAGATCAATTAACTTATCAGTCGTATCTCCAACACTTTTAATTAATTGTCCAGCAACTTCATATGCTCTAGGATGATCACTTCCCTGTGCTACATCCAAAATTCCATTAATTGCCTCTTGACCTTTTTCAATCAGTGAATATAAATTACCCCTCGAATATTCATAATCAAGGGTTGGGTCGTCTTTTTTCTCTATTTTTTCTACTTTACTATTTTTTGAATCATCAACTGGTTCGATGTCCAAAAATTCATCTATGTCATCAAATTTACTCATACATCTACTCCTTTTGTAGGACTGTAAGTTCTAAAGTCTGGTAATTCAAACCTTTGCTCACTGAATCCAAAGTCATCACCAAGTTCAACTAAAGCATCATCTTGAGCATTTACTGCGTCAATTGTATCACCATTTACATGAGTATCTATAGTTGTTCCATCTTCACCACGTCTTACTGTAATATTATTCCCACTAATTTCCTTGATAAACATCAATTCATTACCAATCGCAATGTAAGTATCCACAACTAAACTTGATGTATTCTGAACTAAGAATTTCTTCTGTGTCTTTGTTATATCCTCTGCAAGTCTTGTGACTCCATCATCATTATAATCTTTAAGAGCTCTTGGAGTAGCAACATATCTCTTAGATCTTGTTGCAACTCTTGTATTAGTATCAGTTGCGTAATCAACTTGAACTTTCTTAATAAGACCAGAACTAGAATCTGCGACTGGGCCAAATAAGTAAGTTTTTGCAGTAAATGATAATGTATGAGTTATAACTCTTTTTTCATCAAATCCACTATCATAATTATCGTCAAATGTCACACTTTCTAATATCATTGGTATATCCCTTTTCTCACCTATGGATTTTACTAAATCAACAGTTAAATTAAAAGATGGTTGAAAGAAAGGTAATATCTGTTCAATAATTTGTAGAGAATCTTCATTGTATTGTGTCATTGCATATAACTTAAAACTTAAATTATATGGAACTGGCATAAAAACTTTTCTTGCACTCTTTGATCCATCTTTTGTAAATGCCTTGAAAGTTTGCATTGTAGAAACTTTTCTTGCTGGATCATATGATATACCATCCATCTCAAATGCTAAACGAGGTAAAGTTATTGCAACTCTCTTTCTTAAATCTGGTTTCTGTTCTAATCTTGCTAAAAACTTCTCTGTTGGGCCATAAGCAATCGGAACTCTTACAGTTGAAAATGTTCCACCTGCAGAAGTTTGATGTTTTATATCAATTGTGTTGAAAAGAGTACCAAAGGCTATAATAGTCCTTCTGATTATTTCATGGTAATAATAGGTTCCTAACATATCTTAAACAGGACTTATCCAAACTATTTAGAAATCACCGAACGGATTGTCTTCAGTAAAGTCAATAATTGAGTCTGCTTCGGACTCAACAACTATATTTTCGTTGTAATTATCGTACTCATCTTGGTCAGAAACACTTCTTACAATGTACTCAGAATCTGAACCTAACATTGTTGTTCCAATACCTACAACAGATTCGCCAGGTGCAAATCCACTTCCAGCAACATTTGTAACTTTGAGTATTCTATCATCACTATCCCAATCAGCAACAAACGCTGTTGTTCCAGTAGAAACACCTCTAACTAATTCCTTAAACATATAATTACCAGTTGCTAATCCAGCTCTTGCTGGTGGATCTATTGTTATAGTTGGAGTTGCAGTATATCCAATACCTGCAAATGAATATCTAATTGAAGCAACTTGACCAAGAGTATTGACAATTGCAATTGCTTGTGCAGTTGATCCAATACCGATATTAGTATCTAATCCAACAGGATTGATCTTGACATTTGGAACAACACCATAACTTGCACCAGATTGGTTGATGGTTGGTGTTGCGAGTGTTCCATTTGCTATAACTGCAGTCGCAGCAGCACCAGTTCCAAATGCATTTTGACTTCTAATTGTAACTGTTGGTGCGACTGTATACCCAAAACCAGGATTTGTTAGTTCAAAACGATCTATTGATTGACCAGATTGACCACTTCGACTAGTCATAATAGCAACAGCAGTCGCATTAATACCATTAGTTGGAGCAGATGATATACCAACTAGTGGTGGTAGTGTATATCCAGTTCCATCATTAACTAAATCGATAAATGCAACTCCCTTACCAATATTGGTATTACCTGCATTTTTAGATAATTGTACTGTTGCAGCTGCAGTAGATGCAGCAATACCTACCATAGTCAATCTTGTAGTAAATCCAAATTCAACAGCTGCTTTATCTACCTCTTCAATTCCAACATCAATTTGTTCATCAAGAGCATAATCCATTACCTCACAACTTAGAGTATAAACGTAAAGATTATTTAATTGATAAAACGGTTTCTTTCCTTCGACATACTTAATTTCAAACATTGTATTGTCAAGTGGAAAATATATTAAGTCTCCTTCTTCTGGTCTCGTTGCTAATTCTACTTGACTATCTGAATTTAAAAATGGACTAATAAAATCTTCATATCTTTCTTTTGATATAACAAATGTCACTGCATCTGTAGTTTGTACTCCAAATTTTTGTAAAATATCTCCATTACCTTCGAATCCTTGATAATTTAAAAGATATGCTTCCATACGATAAGCATCATCAAATGTAGAGGCAACAACCTCTTTCATAATTGTTTTTTTGTTTATAATTTTACGAGGAAGATAAACTATATCTTGCCCATAAATTTTTAACTGTTCATTTATAAGATCTTGAACTAATCTCTGTTCACTTGAAGATCCTTGTAAAAAATACGGAGAAAGTGGCATAACATTATCCTATAAAATCAAGTGGTGGTAATTCGTATTCCGTCTTAAGTGTGTTCTCTAATTCCTCCAATTCTCTAATTGCATCTTCATAAATTTCTCTACCATTCAATGCAACACCACCAGGTAACATTACACCTTGGAATTTAATTA